ATGAGCACGGCGACGTGTGTTGGGAAACGGGCCACTTCTCAGGCCGCGACCACGAAACCAGTGCACGCGACGCCGGTTGGGGTTGGTATGCCAACGCCTACATCCGCCGCGTGCGTTGGGAGAAGGGTGCCAATCTCTGGTTCTGCCCGGTGCACGCCACAGTATTCCGCCTGAACCACGGCTGGGGAGGGCTGGAGGATGACGGCCCGCCAACCAAATGGTGGCAAGACATCTTCAGGAGGAAGCCGTGACGGTTGAGGAACGCATCCGGGAAGCGCTGGAGGGCGTTATCCGGATCGATCTTGGCGGCGGATCTCTGGTCAGCGACAACATTACCCTCACCCCGGAACAGACTGACGTAGCAATGCAAAAGCTAATGGACGGCCTGCAACGCAAATTGCGAATAGAAAACGGCGAAGGAGCCTGACATGTGTGAAGCAGAGAGAAGACTACGGCAGGTCAGCTACGAGCTCGACCAGATGCGCGGGAACGGTGTGATCGATATCGGGAAGTTGAAGAAGCTGACCGACGCGGACTGCGATTGCGGGAAGGACAACCAGTGACCATGACACTGCAGGGCGCGGCCCTGGAACTCGCCGAGGCCGAAGCCCAGTACCAGCAGGCGGAGGCGGTCCTGTTCGCCGCGCAGACCGCGCACCACCACGCACGGGAAGTGTTCGACATTGCAGGGAAGCGACTGACCGAAGCCGTTCAGAACGTTGTCGCCGCCATCGAACCCCGCACCGTGACCAAGACCGTGAAGCGGCCGGCCACGTTGGGCGGGGATCTGCTCGGCCTGGATGATAACGGCGGCCACTAAAATAATGCTTGCGACACGCAAAACCGGTAGTACCGGCATTAGAATATAGTCATGGCAAAACACGTACCGGAAGCCCGGTCCTGTAAACGCGGGTGCTGTCACACCCCGTATGATGTTTGCGCTAAACGTTACGGTTGTCCCTGCCATCGCGACACCGCCACTGACCCGCATTCGGCCCGCCTCCGGCTCGAAGACTTTCTCGATTCCTTGGGGGACGAATGAGCCAGTCAACCGACTACCCAGACCACCCATGGGCCGGTGACGGGTCAGACTGCACCGGCTGCGCCGAGGGTGCGTTGTGGAAAGCTGACCGGGTAGCGCACGAAGTCGGCGACCACCAACGCAAACCCGTGCTCCGTGTCGTGGAGGATTTGCCGTGACTGAGCCTGAGCCGGAGATCGCCCGGACGTTCATCGAACACGACCTCTCCCAAATCCACGCCACACCCTGCACGATCGAACCGTCCGCGTTCCACACGGCGGTCGCGATCGACAATGCTGGCATGTTCATGGCGTACCGGCGGGTCGGTTTCAACACCGACCAGGCGTTGACCCTACTCACCGTCCAGTTGGAGGCCGCGCTGAGAAGGGGCCGCCCGTGACGTGCCCGGTGGATGGGAAGCCGCTGACCAACAACGCGGTTATTTGCGTGGACTGTGAGGTGCAGCTGGATCAGGCACTCGGCGACCTTGACTGGTTGCTGGAGGACCTCGACACCGCGCTGACCCGGCAAACGAAGCAGCGCCCGGCACGTGGCAGCCACGAACGCGACGACAAACCCCTCCCGTACGCGATCGGCGCGTCGAAGGCTGCCGGTGACCTCAAAGCGATCCTTGTGGCGTGGGCGAAACTCGTCTCCGACGAACGCGGGACCGAGCTCACCTGCCAGGACACGTCCCAGTCGATCAGTTCATGGCTGATGCACCACGTCCACTGGCTCGCCTGCCACGACGCCGCCCCCGACGCGCACACCGAGATCGTCGGCGCCGTCAACAACATCCGCCGCACCATCGACATAGCCCCCGACACCCGCTACATCGGACCCTGCGGCACGGTTGATCCCGACAGCAAGTGGGAGTGCACGGAGGTCCTGTACGCCATCGACGGTGCACCAACCCTGCAATGCAGAACCTGCGGGACAGTCTGGGACGTCGGCCGGAAAACCCTCGACGCCTTGATGCAGGCCGAGTCGATCGCCCAAGACGCCACCACACTGTCCCGGTCCTTCCGACTCAACGGCATCGCCATCGAAACCCAGCGCATCAAACGCTGGCACCAAAGACAACTACTCGCAGCCGCCGGCGAATCCCACCGCGGCCACAGAACCTACATCGTCGCCCACGTCGCCCGGCTCATCAACCTCTACGAAACCGGCCAGAAACTCACCCCATGGCCCGAACCAACCGAACAGGAAGTACCCGCATGAACAGCAAGCAGAACCGTGAACGCGGGGACTACGAGATCCTCGGCGGCATCATCGTCCTCGTCATCATTGGCCTGATCGTCGGTGGCTGGTCCATCGCCTGGAACAGTGCCCGCCAAACCCAAACCTGCGTCGTTGACTCCAAGCAGGCCACGTCGAAGAAGGACGGCGGCAACCAGTACCTGATCTTCACCGAGAACTGCGGGCAACTGCAGGTGGGTGACTCGTTCTGGAACGGTAAGTTCAACTCCACCGACACGTACGCGAAGATCAAGGAAGGCCACTCGTACACCTTCGAAACAGTGGGCTGGCGCAACGGGTTCTTCTCCCAGTACCCCAACATCCTCGAGGTGGACGAATGACCGAGTACACGTTCCACCAGGGCATCCCGGTTCCGGTGACCCTAGACCTCGCCAAGGAACTGGCCCGCCTCACGGACATTACCGAGTCGGAGGCTGGCGGAATGCTCGCCACGCTCGCGGATGCCGGGCTCTGCGGCATGGACGCTGTGACTTCCGCCCGAGCCTTCCTTGCCACGCCCGCCGGGGAGCCGATTGATAGTGACGGTATGCGTGCCGCCGCGATCCTGGGGAAGGCATGATGCGTTACGCGGAGTTCCGTAACCATGTGCGGATCCTGTGGCAGGAGGCCCGGTACCGGTACACGATCGAGCCGTGGTTTCGGCGGTGGATCACGGAACGCACCCTTGACCGGGTGTTCGACGCCGCCATCCACACGGATGACGCACCCGACCATTTGCGGGACCATATCGCGTTCGACCTGCGCCTGGCCGGGCAGGAGTTGGAACGGTTCCTGTTCTGGTGGAACCACGCCATGGAAAAAGGCTTCAACGCAGACAACCCACTGGCGCACCTGCACAAAAAAGGAGCGAAAGCGTGATACGCCGCAACAGGTACGGCAGATGGCACATAGAGGTCCTCGCTGCGGAATCCCTGCTGGGCACTCTGACCTTACGTGCCTGGGCACTCACGCATTGGGGTGCACGCCGCATCAACGCCAAACTCAACCGCGAAGCGAAGGCCCTGCGCCAGAGTGCAGCCTTCCGCGACTCCCTCCACTGCAACTGCAGGTGCACGCGATGACCATCACCGAGTTCCTGCTGGCCAGGATCGAAGAGGACGAGGCTGACGCCAAGCACGTCGAGAACTGGGGATCGCATGGAAGCTATGTTCTGATCCACCCGAAGCGCGTCCTGGCTGAGTGCGCGGCGAAGCGGGCCATTATCGCAGCGCGTAAGCGCATTGACCGCAGTGCAAACCCTGATGAATGGTCAATGGGGTATTCAGATGCCAACTACCAGGCACTAAACGCCCTCGCAGCCGCCTACGCTGACCACCCGGACTACCGGCAGGAGTGGGCGGAATGAGTGGTACATGTTCGACACGGTCTGCACCAGCAACCCTGAACAAGCCGCCGACTATTCAGACTTGCGGGAGGAAAAATGAATAAGAAACACGCTGCCGAGATTCGCCGGGGCAACTATCACCACGTCAAAACATGCGCCTGCAAGTGGGCGCTGTGAGTGTTCTCTTCTACCACTCGGACTGGCACTTCAACCATGATTTCGTGGCCCGCACCCGCGGCTACGCAACCAGTCAGGAACACGACGACGCGCTGATCGACTCAATCAACACGGTGGCCACGAAACGCGACCACATTTGGGTGCTGGGCGACGTGTTCATGGGCTCGGTCACGGCAGGGCTCAAGCAGATCGAACGCATCCGCGCCACGAAGCACCTCGTGCTGGGCAACCACGACGCCGTCCACCCCATGCACAAGGGCTCACATAACAAGCTCCGCCGGTTCCTTGAGGTCTTCGAAACGGTCAGCCTCCACGAGCAGCACACCATCGCCGGCCGGAAGGTCATGCTCTCCCACTTCCCATACGCGGGGGACCATTACGACGCTGACCGGTACGAGCAGTGGCGGCTCCGCGACGAAGGGCTGTGGCTGATCAACGGGCACGTCCACCATGCGTGGCTGAGGAACGGCCGCCAGATCAATGTTGGTGTGGACTACTGGCCAGTCCCCGTGAGGCAGTCGGACCTCGCCGAGAAGATCGCCGCCAGTGGCTGAGGTGTGCGCGAAGTGCGGGCAGGAGCACGGCCTGTGCGCGGCACATTCGAAGCGGACGATGGAGCCGTGCAAGTCCACTGAGGTCCTCCCCGGCGGCACCGTGTGTAAGGCCCATGGCGGGCATTCCCCGCAGGCGATGAAGGCCGCGCAGGATCGGGAGAACCGACGCATCATCACCGAGCTCTACGAAGCCGACCCTCAGGCAGCGATCGCAGCGTACGGCGTGGAAGCCATCAGTGACCCGCTCGACATGCTCTCACGGCTGGCCGCCTCATCCGCGCACATGATGGACGCACTCGGGCAGCGGGTGAACGCGCTCGAACGTGTCCGCTACGAGTCGGAGGCCGGCGGCGAACAAGTCCGCGCTGAGCTCAAGCTCTACATGGCGGCCATGGCGCAGACCGGGAAGTTCCTGGACATGCTCATCAAATCCGGGTTTGAGGAGCGGCGCATCAAACTGGACGAGCAGACCGCGACACTGTTCGTCACCGCCATGCAACGCGTGCTCGCCCGGCTGGAGCTCACCCCGGAACAGTCCGCTCTTGTGGGGCAGATCGTCCCCGAAGAACTGAGAGCCTTGAATGCTTGAAACACTAAATAGGCATGCTCTGAGTGTTGACAAACATGCTTGTACCCCTTAGAGTCAATAGTGTTTTGAAGTGGCGTCTAAAGCCACAGGAACCCATAACTGAATACCGGTACATGAACCGGGCCAAAGAGCCGCACACAACCCCCCATATGTGTGCGGCTCTTCCCGTACCCCCACACTTTCCCGGAAGGCAGGCCATGGGCAGACTTACCCCGCTCCAACCCGCCCCGGCAGCCTGCAAATGCGCCGTCGCCAAATACCTGGCCGTACTCGACCCCGACGACACGGCCCTGTTCACCTCATGGCTCGAAGACGAAACCATCCGGGCGTCCGACATCACCGCGCACCTCAAAACCCAGGACCCGCCCGCCAACGTCGGTTCGGACAGCATCCGACGCTGGCGCCGCCGCGAATGCTCCTGCCGTGGGTAACCTCACGCAGATAGACGACGCCCGCAGGAAACGCCCCACCCACCCCCAAGGCTTCGAACCGGGCATCCGCTGGGACTCCACCGGCAACCTCGCATCAGCGACAATCTCAAGCCCCGAAGACCTGCGCATCAGCGAGAACCACCGCAAAGCCATCGAAGAGCAGACGGGTGAGAAAATCCCGGAATGGCAGGAAGTCCGCATCGAGCGGCTCACCCTCGAATCCGACGCCGACGGCGGCCGCAAATGGTGGTTCAAGTACGTCTTCCCCACCAAAGTCGACGGGTTCATCTCAGCGGACTTCGACCCGGCCGCGGCCCTCAAGAAGCTCCGCCCGAACCGCAAACAGGTAACCCCCACCTACGACGGTGACGCGACTCTCGTAATCGACTGGGCCGACTTCCAGATCGGTAAAGCTGTCGGCGGCGGCTCACTGGCCACCATGGAACGCTTCGACTCCGCCATCGAGCAGATGATCCACCGAGCCAAAGAGCTCAAACGCATCAACCGCAACACCGGCAGGCTCGTTGTAATCGGCGGCGGCGACCTTGTCGAAGGGTGCTTCATCTACCCGCACCAGTCGTTCGAACTGGACATGGACCGGCGCACCCAAATCAACACTGTTACGACGATGCTGCAGGATGGGCTGGACCGGCTCGCCCCGATGTTCGCGAACGTGACCGTCCTGGCAGTCCCCGGCAACCATGGCGAGCACCGGGTGGACGGGAACCGCACGACACGTTTCGACAACGATGACTGTCTGGTGTTCGAGAACGTCGCCCGCGTCGCCGAACGCGACCCTCGCCTCTCCCACGTGAACTTCGTCATCGCCCAATCCGAGATGGCCAAAACCATCGAGGTCAACGGCTGGATACTCGGCGCCACCCACGGGCAGGCGTACGGCAAGACACCGGGCCAGCCGTTGCAGAAGGCCTACAACTGGTACAAGAACCAAGCCGCCGGCCGCCAACCCATCGGCGACGCCGACGTGCTCTGCATCCATCACTTCCACCACGAGGCCAGTTCCGACTTCGGCGCGGTGTTCATCCAGCAATGGCCGGCGCTTGACGGGGGCTCACCCCAGTACACCGACTATGCCGGGCAGGTGGCCAATCCGGGTATGGGGTCCTTTGTGATGACCCCACAGAATCGGTTCCAAGACAAGTTCATCAGCATTCACTGACTAAACCCACTCACTATCCCCCCTTGGAGTGTTGCTTTGCGTATTTACATCGCCGGTCCCATGAGGTCGATCCCCGAATTCAATTTCCCGGCGTTTGATCGGGCCGCCCGCCATCTTGAAGAGTTCGGGCATGAGGTGTTCAACCCGGCCGACCGTGACCGTTCCGTGGGCTTCACCACGAAGGGCATGACCGGGGACGAGAACCTGGCCGAACACGGCTTCGACCTCCGTGAAGCGTTGGCCGCGGACACGGAATGGATCAGTCTGCATGCGGAGGCTATCGCGTTGCTGCCCGGCTGGGAAAAGTCCACGGGGGCGGCAGCGGAGGTAGCACTCGCAAGGGCATTGGGCCTGCCGGTTGCGTTGGTGGGGAACTTCGGCGTGCATGGGCCTACTGAGGTCATCCCGTCAGAGGTGGAACCGTCCGGGGCTTTGAAAGCGGCCGTTGAGTTCGCTGAAGTTGAGCTCGGGAAGTACCTCGTCGAATGGACTGCCGAGCCCGTTGCAAGCTTTGGCCGCAACACGTCCAGCACGAAGCCCGCGGCCGGTGAGGTCCGGACGACGAGCTCAACGGGCGGGCAGAAGGGCCAGAAGCTCGCGCAGATGTCCAGCCTTGACCCGCACGCGCTCAGTGTCGTGGCTGAGGTCGCCGGATTCGGTGCTCAGAAATACTCGAAGCTGAACTTCATGAAGGGGTACGACTGGTCATTGTCGTACGACGCGCTGCAGCGTCACCTGCACGCGTTCTGGAACGGGCAGGACCGCGACGACGAATCCGGGCTACTGCACCTCGGACACGCAGCCTGGCATTGCCTCGCGATGATCTCATTCTTCGAGAGAGGACTCGGCACGGACGACCGGTATTCCAGCACCCCGGAACTCGCAGACCTTCAAACGAAGGAACTCGCCCGATGAGTGTGGAGATCCGCGGCGTCATCAAGGAGCGCACCTTCGACAACGGCGAATTGTGGCGCTCGTTCCACTGCCCCGGCTGTAAACGGCGGCACACCATCAACCAGACGTGGGACTTCGACGGGAACTACGAGTCCCCCACGTTCAGCCCCTCAGTGCTGACGTACGGATCCCCATGGGAGGACGTCCCCCGCTGCCACTCTTTCATCCGTGCCGGCCGAATCGAGTTCCTGAGCGACAGCACGCACGAGCTCGCTGGACAGACGGTAGGTCTGCCGCCCTTCCCAGCCGATCCACAGCGCTAAGCACCCGGCGCCGGGCCCGGGTTACGAGTCCCGGCAACGCTGGACCCCGTCACGGTGCACCACGGCGGGGCCTGGCACAACATAAACCCCGCGTGAAGCGGAACCTACCAAGGAGATGGCGCGATGCCACGAGAACAAATCAACTACCCCGACCGTCACAAGCTCGTAACTGATGGCACAGCCGCGAATCCTGAGATTCCCGACCGAGCCGACGAGGAACCGACCCTGCACGTGAACTGGGACAACGACCATTGCTTGGTGCAGGTGTCGTTGAATATGACGGCGGAGCGAATCAAACGCTGGGCCGATCAGTTGGACGGCAGTGTGTCCCACTCGGCGTTCTACACGCCTGCCCTGACCAGGGGCGACATCAACAGGCTTATCCGCGTCCTCCGCACGGCCCGTGACAAGGCCTACGGGCGCGACGAATAGACGTACCTCGGTGACCGACATGTAGGAGCCGTGGGAACAGCCGCCCAAGATCATGATGCCGGTAACACGTAGGCCGGACCGGGTGCCCTATCCGAGAAGGGGATGCAGCGGCCAATGACGTGTAGCTCAGACGGCAGAGCGGGTGACTGTTAATCACCAAGTCGGAGGTTCGAGCCCTCCCATGTCAGCGACGTGCTGGGTAGTCACGTCTCGCAACAGCGAAAAGGCCCCGGGATGGCGCCCGTAACAGCGCTGAACCCCATTCCCCGCGAAAAGCGGGGCGGAGTTGGCAAACCTCTCGATACCAAAGGCCCACTAAGCTGCGTCCTCCCCCACAGTGAGCCCTTCCATGAGAACAGGGACCGAAGCGGGAGAGAGACCCAAACCGCACCTTATCGCCCCAGTTCAGCGGAACCCCAAAGAACGGGCACCATTTCCCCCAGCAAGGAGGCTGCCATGCCCAACCCTGTTTGCGTGTGCGGCACCACCAAAGACGTGGTCCACCTTGTGGCCATCTGCCAGCACTGTGACGCCTCCGCCTGCAAACCCTTGTCCGGCTGCCCGAAATGCGCGCAGTACAACGCCGCCGTGAACAACCGGGTCACCGCAGAACACCGGGCCGAGAAACCTAATGGCTAGCGACGAGTACATTCTCGTCTTCGGCGACTCCAAGCCGATCTGGTGCCCCACCTGCAACGCCGAATGCGGCCAGGAAACCCCCATGTATTGGGTGTCCACCCGGGCAGTGAACAGCCTCAACCCCTCCCGCTCCTGCCCTCGCTGCCGGACCCGCAACATACCGCAGGAGAACCATGGCTAGCGTCACCGGTCAGATCGGTCTCCGCCAACACTCCACCGGATGGGTTGGCAAGTGCATCGAATGGGCCACCGACTCGCACACCCACCACGTTGTTGTGGCAGTCAGCGAAACCCTCTGTGTCTCCGCTGAACCAGGCGGTGTCCGGTACCGGCAGATCAGCGACTACCCGCAACTGGCATGGTCACAGTTCGACCACCACCGCGACACCGTACAGGGCATCATCAACGTCTCGCACCGCATGATCGGCCGCCCCTACAACTACGCCATCTACCCGCCCCTCCTGTGGCAGAAACTCACCGGCTGCCGGGTCGACGGGCGGATCGCCGAATGGCTGTCCCTGCGCCCCAACGAGAACTGCTCACAACTGGCCGACGACATTTACACCGCGGCCGGCATCAACCTCTTCCATGAACGCAACGTCCTCGTCACCCCCGGGGATTTCGAAAGGCTCTATGCCCAGATGGGATGGCTCGACCAGGCACTAAGCCCGCTCCAGTAGCAGAAAGGCGGCAACGGTGAACCCCGCATGGGCTGAACTTGCCGCCAAAGCCTTCGAACCCTCCACCGCCCGGTTCGCCACGCCCGGCGACCTCGCGAAGCACCTGAACCCGAAGACCGCGCAAACCCCTGCACTAGACCTCATCGATGAGGCCCTGCTGGACGCGTACCACACCCCGGATTCCCGGACGATGATCTTCCTTGGCCCGCAGGAAGGCAAGTCCACCCGCGTTGCCGAAGTGTTCCCGTTGTGGGTGCTCGCGCAGGCGCCGGACACCCGCATCGTCACATCCTCGTACGCCATGTCACTGGCACGCCGTAACGGCCGCGCCATCCGCTCCCACATCGAAACCCACGGCCGCGACCTCGGGATCTCCATCCGGCCCGACGTCGCCGCCCAATCGGAATGGCAGTTGGACGGGAAGCGTGGCGGGCTCTACGCCGTCGGTATCGGCGGCGGCCTGACCGGCCGCGCCGCGGACATGATGATCATCGACGACCCGCACTCGGGCATGGAAACGGCCGAGTCGGAAACGTACCAGATGCGCGCCTGGGACTGGTGGACCGGCACAGCGTCGACCCGTCTCGCACCCGGCGCGCCGGTCATCCTGATCATGACCCGCTGGCACCAGCTGGACCTTGCCGGCCGCTTGTTGGCCGCTGAGGACGGGCACCTGTGGAACGTTGTGAACATCCCGGCGCAGGCCGACCACAACCCGGACAAGGGCGAGACGGACATCCTCGGCCGTGTGCCGGGCGAGTACCTAGAATCCACGCGTGGCCGCACCCCCGAACAGTGGGAGGCGATTAAGAAACGCGCCGGTACCCGCGTCTGGAACGCCCTCTACCAAGGCCGCCCCGCACCCACTGAGGGTGGCCTGTTCAAACGGGCGGACTGGCGCTACTACGAGAACCCGCTATGGGTCGAAGAGGACGGCGTACGCCGCACCACAGGCGAATCCGATGTGCTGGTCATGTCATGGGACATGGCATTCAAGGACACCAAAGCCTCCGACTACGTTGTGGGCCAAGTCTGGTTGCACCGGGGCGCGAACGTGTACCTGCTCGACCAAGTCCGCCGGCGCATGTCCTTCACCGAAACACTGAAGGCTGTCAAAGCTTTCGTGGCGCGTTGGCCGCAAGCCTCCGCGAAACTCGTCGAAGACAAGGCCAACGGCACCGCCGTGCTCGACATGCTCAAACCTACGATGCCCGGGCTGATCGCCATCACCCCAAAGGAATCGAAGGAAGCCCGAGCCTCCGCCGTGTCCCCGTTCGTGGAAGCCCACAACGTGCACCTGCCGGACCCGAAGCTCGCCCCATGGGTGACGGACTTTGTTGAGGAAGCCGCGGCGTTCCCCAACGGCGCAAACGACGACCAGGTCGACACCATGTCCCAGGCGCTCCAGCGGATGCTTGTCCGCGGAGGGCAGGGGTCCGCGTTCCTGAACGCCATGAAAGCCCGGGCCGAAGCGAACGGCACCACCATCCCGAACCACTCACGTAACTGGCGGCAAAAAGCCGCCGAACTGAAAAACCACTAGCCGGAAGGTGACCCCATGGGCATTGCGGATCTCTTCCGCCGCGACGGGCTGATCAAACGGGCCACCACCCCGCAACCCATCGCAGACGCTATGACCGCCCAAGGGATGACCAACGGCTCCTACATGGGCCCCGGCACCCCACTCACCCCCAACCAGGGCTACAGTGTGAGGCCACGCGCCACGGACTACCCGCTCGGCGTCAACATCACCAACTCGTCCCGGCAGGCGTGGGGGCGCACCGGGTACGACGTGCTCCGCGAACTGATGCGGGCTTACGACATCGCCCAAATGTGCAAGAACCACAAGATCGACGAGCTCCGCTCCATGGAGCCGTTGTTCACGCCGATGGACGGGTTCAAAGGCGACGGTGAAGCAGCCGTCGCAGCCGCCCGCGCCGCGCTCGCGTTCCCCGACAGGGAGCACCCGTGGGACGAGTGGCTGTCCCTGTGGCTGGACAACCTGCTCACCTTCGACTCCGGGCCCCTGTACCGGCGGCGGAACCGTGACGGGCAGATCATCGGCCTCGAAGTCGTTGACGGGTCCACGATCTACCCGCTGATCAACGAGCACGGCCGCCGCCCCAAAGCCCCGGCCCCCGCGTACCAGCAGATCATCAAGGGCCAGGCCGCGGTGGACTTCACCGCTGAGGACGTGACCTACACCCGGTTCCGTCCGCAAACGGATTCCCCGTTCGGTTGGGCGCCGCTCGAGTCTGTGATGCTGGGCGTGAACACGGACATGCGGTTCCAGTGGCACCTGCTGCAAATGTTCACCGAAGGGTCCATCCCGGGCGGGTTCATGGAGGTCCCCCCGGACGTTTCCAGCCCCGACCAGGTAGCCGAGTGGCAGGACTACTGGGACGCGACGTTCATGGGCGATCAGTCCATCCTGCACAAGATGGTCGCGGTCCCCAACGGTTCCAAGTTCACGGGCACGGTCCCGGCAGAGTTCGACCCGGACTTCCCCAAGTACCTTGCGGTGAAGGTCGCCGGCGCGTTCGGTGTCGTCCCGCACGACATTGGCATCACCGACGACGTGAACCGTTCCACCGGTGAGACGCAGGGCGAAACCCAGTTCCGGGTGAACACCCTCCCGTGGGTGAACTTCATCCAGACGAACGTGTCCCGTTACCTGCAGCATGATTTGAAGCTGCCCGTACAGGTCAGGTTGAACACTGGCCGCGACCAGGAAGACAAACTGGTTGAGGCGCAGGCGCACAAGATCTACATCGAAGCTGGCATGGAGTCCTCCGACGAGGCTCGTGAGACGGTTCTGGGTCTGCCGGTTGACAGTAAGAACCCTGTCCCGCGTGGCATGGTGCTGCCGGGTAAGGGTTTCGTGCCGTTGACGTCGATCATCACCGCTGGCGGGTCCACGGACACGGAGACGAAAGCCCCCACCGCTGGCACCACTGTGGTGAAGGAGCTCACGGCCGGGGTCACCTCGGCCACGGGAATCACCGGCGTGGACCAGCTCGCGAACGACGAGTTCACCGCCCAGGACTTCGGCGACGTCGTCCTGACCGAATACGAGCGCGTCAAAGCCCTGAACAAGGGCGGCGTGGAAGTCGCCGGTGTCGCGATCAAAGCAGCGGACACCGGGCGGGTCCTCATGATTCAGCGCTGCCTTGACCCGGAAGACCCTGCGGCTGGTACGTGGGAGTTCCCCGGCGGTCACCTGAATCCCGGCGAGCAGCCCGACGAAGCCGCAGCCAGGGAATGGTGCGAGGAAACCGGTCTGACGTTCCCTCCGGGGAAGTGGGTGGGCGCGTGGGACAACGGAACCTACCGCGGCTACGTGTACAAGATCACCCGCGAAGCCGACGTGCCGATCAACACCGGCGACGGTGAAGACGGCGAAACCCTCGCATGGTTCGACCCGGCACACCTGCACGGGTTCCCTGCCATCCGGCCAGAGCTTGGGGAGAACCTACCCGCCGATGAGCTCGCCAAACAGGAGCTCGCCAAGTTCCGGGCCTTCACGAAGGCGCGGGCCAAGAGCGGGAAGTGGCGGGACTTCGAGTTCAAGTCCATCCCCGCACCCGTAGCGAAGCACCTGAACGACATGGCCCGTGCGGACTTCACCAAGGACGAACCGCCACTCGGGAGTGATGCCGGCCCAAAAGCTGGTACGCCTAACTGGCGGGACAACCCACCGGTTCTGGCACCCCAACACACCGTGGACCTCGCCCTGACCGACTACTGGGCGCCCCGCGTCTCCGAGTCGCTGCTACAGATGTGGAAAGAGCACGACTACCAGTCTGCTGTGACGGCCGTTAACGGTGTCGGTGGCAAGGGCTTGGACGTGTTCCGGCAGGTCGCCCGCCGCTACCTCGCCGGCACTGTCAGGACCTCCACACTGGAGCAGGTCCTGATCAACGCCTGGGCGGACGCGTACAGTGTCGGTGCCTTGGCCGCCGAAGTGCAGCTAGGGAACATTCCCACCGGCTGGGACAAGTGGCGGCCCGGCATGACTGAGGGTAACAAGGTCACCGCACTCGGCTGGAAAGAAGCGTTGCAGGACGCGAACATCACGTTGAAGGGCATCACGGACACCACCGTGAACAGGCTCGCGTACGCGATCGCCGACGGGGTGAACGCCGGTGACCCGTCCGACGACATCGCCAAAGCGTTGACCCGGATCCTTGGCGACCCGAAACGGGCAGAACTGATCGCGCACACCGAAACCGCACGGATGCTCAACGACTCGGCCATGCACCAGTACCGGGCGGCCGGGGTCACCCAATGGGACCTTGTCATCTCGGCTGGCGCATGCCCCACCTGCGCGGAGGTCGCCGCAGCGAACCCGCACGACGTGACCGACTCCCGGCAACCACCGATCCATCCCCGCTGCCGTTGCGCCGCGTCACCACACCTTGAAGGGAAACCCGCCCATGGCCGATGAGCAACGCTACGTTCTGGGCATCGCCTACCAGGCGGGACCCGACCCCCGCATCGCGACCGGCGCTGACGGTTCCCGCGACTTCTTCAGCCCCGAAGAGTTGGAGAAGGCGGCGTGGGAGTTCACGAAGTCCTCCCGTTCCATCGGCTTGTTCCATAAGAACGGCACCGAAGGGCACGCCGACGTCGTCGAGTCGTACATCTACCGGGGCCCGGACTGGGACCTCGGCGACGGGGTAGTCGTGAAATCCGGGGACTGGCTGCTCGGCACCATTCTCGACGACATCGCCTGGGACATGTACAAGTCCGGTGAATTCACCGGTTTCTCCCCGCAAGGCACGGCCCGCCGCCGCCGCCCCGACCCAGTGAAAGCTGACCAATCATGACCGAAATCCCGGAAGACATGTCGGAACTGGTGGACGTAAACATTGACCGTGTCGACCTTGTCGGCAAGGCCGCCAACGGCCACCGGTTCCTGCTCGCCAAGTCCGCCACATCCCTGATCAGCCCCGACACTGTGCGGGAGCTCATCAAGGACGCCGACACGGGCACACCCGCCCCTGAGCTTGCCGCGTTCGAAGACCTCACCTCCGTCCTCAAAGCAGGCCGGGCACTGTCGAGCGCCAATGAGGCCGCGCTCCGTAACGCAGCCGACGCCATCCAGAAAGTCCTAGCCTCCCTCCCGGCCCCGGAAGAGGCCCCCATCGAAAAGGAAACCCCCGTGGCCGAAGAAACCACAGAGACCGAGACCGCCGTCGAGAAGGAAACCGAAGCCCCCGAGGCTGAGGCCCCCGCCGAAGAGACCGTCGAGAAGGCCAACATGCTGGCCGTGTACGACGCGAAGGGCAACCTTGTCGGTGTCATCAAGCCCTCCGCGCTGACCGTCGTGGACTCCGGCCCCGCCGCCGCCGAAGAACCAGAAGATGCGCCCGTCGAAGAGGTGGAGGAATCCGCCGCGCCCGACGAGTCCGCAGGCGATGAGGTGCAGCCCGAAGACGGCGCCCCCGCCGAAACCGAGTCTGAGGATGAGGCGCTCATCCCAGGCACCGAAACAGTCCAGTCCCCCGTCGAAAAGACTGCTGGACCCGAAAACGTCACACAGGCACCTGATGTTGCCGCACTGCTCAAAGAGGCCCTCGCACCACTGGTAGAGAAGCTCGCCGAAGTCGGCGATCTTGCCAGCACGGTTGAGGTCCTGAAGGAGCGCGTCGAAGCATACGGGCGTGAACCTGACGACCGGAACAGCCCCCTCCTGAACGGGGCCACCGGAACCGCCGGTGTTGCCAAGCGCAGCGCCGACACGGACGAACTGGCCGACCTGGCGAAGTCCGTCCAGACCGCACAGGAAAGCGGCGACCCCACCAGGATCGCCAACGCGTCGCAGGCCTACGCGTTCGCGGCCATCAAGAACCGCTTCACCAACTAACCCACGCCCAGCGCAGCCCGGATGAATGAACCCGGGCCAGTCCCGCGCACCCAAAATTCTCCGAAAGGTTCCCCCGTGAACATGGACGACAAGTCCCTCGAAACCCTTAACCTGATCAAGGCGCAGACCTCCGGCGTCACCTCCGCGACCGGCATCACCGGTGTCGACCTCGGCGACCTCGTCTCGCTGATCCCGGTCAACACCCCCCTGTTCGACTCCATCGCCCGCAAGGCCGCGACGGACGGCGCGAAGTTCTGCCAGTGGCGCGTCCTGACGGACATCACCAACCTCCAGTCCGACCCGGGCACCGCGTTCGACTACGCAGCGCCCCTGGCTCTGCTCAACGAGCTCGACGTGTCCGCACCCTACGGCAAGATCGGCTACGGCTACACCGTGACCCGCGACGCGATCAACTTCGCCAAGGGCTACGCTGACGCGCACGCCGTATCGGTTATGAACGCCCTCAACCAGTACAAGATCGGCGCCGAACGCAAGATCCTCGGCGGCCAGGTGTTCGCACTGCCCACCCCGACCGCCCCGACCACGTCCACCGCCACAACGGGCGGCACCGTCGCAGCAGCCACCTACAACATCAAGGTCGCTGCCCGGACCTTGTCGAACTACAACTACGGCGGTTCCACGGCGGCTTCCTCGCAGACCGGGCAGGTCACCACGGGCGCCACGTCCACACTGACCGCGACGACCCCGGCGATCCCGGGCGCCGTGGCCTACGACTGGTACGTGAACGGCTTCTACACCACGACGACCACGGTGAACAAGGTTGTGTTCACCGCGACCCCGCCCGCGTCCAACCAGGCAGTCCCGAACCTGCCCGGCCTGTACAGCGTCGCACCGACCGCCGTCCCGGCCGTCGACACGTCCGCGAAAGCCACGGACTTCAACGGCCTGCTCGCCACCCTCGCAGGTGACTACGCAACCGGCGGCGCAACCGGTCTCGTGACCCGCGGCTCTGGCACCAACTCCGGCGCGTCGTTCCAGTCCCTCGACGGGGCAGCGTTCACCGTGTCCGGCCAGTCCATTCCGGAACTGGACGCCATGTTCACCACGGTCTACAACAAGATCCAGGCGTCCCCGACCCGCATCCTGCTGTCCTCGCAGGAAGCGACCAGCATCTCCAAGCTGCTGCTCGCCTCCGCTGGTGGTGGAACCACGTTCCTTACCCCAACCGACAACGGCCGCAACAACATCACCGCGGGCGGTTACGTTGGTTCGTACGTGAACAAGGCCGCCGGTGGCGTCCCGGTCCCGCTGGTTGTGCTCCCGCACCTCGCACCGGGCACCCTGATCGCCGCGTCCGACTCCGGCGCACCGTTCGCCGGGGCGAACATCTCCAACACCCTGGAGCTCCGCCAGCTGGACGACGTGCAGGACTACCAGTACGCGACTAACCGCGCTGCTGGCGCCGGTGGCGGCCCGCGTAACGACGGTGAGGTCTTCTCGACGTCCGCCCTGATCAACCGCGCCCCTGTCGGCTTCGGTGTGATCAGCAACATCGCCGCCAGCTAGCAGCGAATGAGTGTCCCGGCGTGTAAGTGCACGCCGGGACACGCCCCCAACTTTTAGGAGTCTGGTTTGACCGTCGTTTACACGCAGAACGTGGCACCCAGCACGGTCATCCCGGCGCCCAATGTTGCCACTTATGCTACTCGCAAGTTGTACGTGACGCCGTGGGAGTTCAAGAACGCCCCGACGGGTGTGGACGTGTCCCAGCTTGTGCCGGGCGGCGACGCGGCGAAGAACGCTGCCGCCCTCGTGATGCAGCTGCAACGGGCCAGCGCGTACGCGGATAACTTCTGCCAGAAGGTCCTCGCCGCGACCGTGGATGTGCAGGCGGGTTCGTACCGGGTGCAGTTGGACCCGGCGCTCGGGAACGTCATCAAGGTCCCGTTCAACTACACCCCGCTCATTGCCGTGTCGGACATCCGGATCGGCCGCACACCCGGCGCCCTGGCGCTCATCTCCACGCCGGCGAACCTGTGGATCGGCCCGAAAGTCGCGACGATCCCCGTCCCCGGCACCGTCGGGGAGCGATGCTTCGCGCAAATCTCGTACGTCAACGGCTGGGCGAACACGGCCCTGACGAACGTCGCCAACCCGGGCAGCGTCAGCATCACTGTGGCGTCCACGCTCGGGATCATGCCCGGCCAGCAGCTGAACCTCCAGAACGCCACTAACGCCGAAACTGTGACCGTGGACCCGTCGTTCACCCCCTCGAACCTCGGCACGGACACGCTGATCCCGCTCACCTCCCCGATCGTGGGGACGTACGCCGTCCAGGACACCGTCACCGCGTTCCCGCAGGACATCAAACAAGCCGTGATCCTCATCGCGAAAGCCATGATCAAGACCCGCGGCTCCGACTCGATCGTCCTCGCCTCCACCACTTCCCAACCGGACCATATCGAACGCCTCGAATCGGGCGTCACCTCAGATCTCGATATGGCCATGGAACTGCTCGGACCGTACAAACGCGCAGCCTGAGTCCCATAGACCGGGGGCCCCGTCATGTGGGGATACGTGACGGGGCTCCCACCCAATAGACAGGACCCGCATGGGCGCCACGCAGATCACCGCCGCGATCAAGACGTTCCTCACCGGAACACCGGGCATAACGAAACTGTACAAGGACGCCCCGTGGGAGATGTCCGGGGATAACTGGCAGACCGCCGACCTGCCCGGCACGCCCGCGTTCCTTCACCTTGACCACTACACCGAGTCAAGGGTCGCGCTCGGCGGCGAGCACGGCGGACATAAGCAGGTCGATTACACGGTTTCCCTTGTGCTGCTCTACCAGTACCTGATCCCCTCCGACCTTGGGGGCGCGGACAAGGACGTGTGGGTGGACGGGTTGAACACCCTGCTTGACGCCGTGGTGACCAGGATCCGCTCCGACAGGTCATTTGGTTGCGGCGCGGCCGGACCGATCTTCGAGGCGGGCAACCAGGACGCCGGCATCCAGATCAGCCGCGACCTGCCCCACTGGGACCACGGCGGCGGGAAAGTCCGTTCCTGGGTGCGTGTCGAGTTCAAGGTCACGGAGATCGTGAACGCCTGATGGCGACTGTCCGATCGTCCCGTGCGCGCAGGGGGAAGACCGGAAAGAAAGCCTACGGCACCAGCAAAGCGAAGCGTGCCGTCAAGGTCCACGAACGGCACCCCCGCCGCTACGCAGGCGTCAGGCGCGGCCGGCCGGTCGCGGCCCGCCGTCGCAAGGTCCGGGAAGCCCGGAAGCGTAGGACTCCTGTTATCCGGAAACCCCGCACCCGCCGCCCGCTCATGGAGCGGAAACCGCGCCCGCAGGCACTTCGCCGCCGCACGCGCCACGGCAAACCCCCGGCGAAACGTCGCAGCCTCCCCAGCGCCCACCGTCGCCGCATCAGCCAACCC